TCGCTTTCGGTCATTTCCAGAAAATCGTTGATTTCTTGTTTTCCCATCTCCTCCTTATTTAATAACTCTACTAATTTTTTATTGGCGCTCTTCCTCATTAAATAGTTTGAAACGATTATATGGAACGATATTATCCAAGTGTCTTGACCCGTATTACAAGACTGATATGATGCGCTTGTTGCCGACTTAACGGCGTATTTCGCATCTGTAAATATTACTCCTAAACGATTCTTACACATTTGGATTAATTCAGCTTCTACATCGTTGAACTCTTTTGCGTTTTTCGGTTTAATTTCCACATCAAAATAGGGTTTAAATAATTGTTCGTCTCGTCCTAGTAGTCCCTCGTAGCAATTTAGCGCCCCTGAACTCACAAGTTCAATGTATTTCTCTACTGATGTCGTCTTAAATCCTGTGCTACTGCATTCGGTCGTGTAATGGATCTTGTCGGTTGTCATTTCTATATATATATGTAAAGATATTTAATTTCTATATTGTTTTTAATTTAATTGATTTAATTATTTTAGATTTTCCTAAAGTAATTAAAGTATTCGATTTAATGTTTTATTTAAAAGTGTTGTTTTGCTTAATATGAAAATGTTAATCTTTTGCGTTGGGGTTGGGGTTGGGTCTCTGTTAAATGACTTGGATGACATCCGTTGGCGCCTTCTAAACTATTGGCTTCGGGCGGTTCTATCGGGATCTCAATTTGGGTCTCAATTGGCGTCTCATTTATAATTGTTTTTAATGTCTTGTATCGTGTACGCTTCTGTTGCTTCATTTGCTCGTATTTTTCTGGTTCGTTCGCCTTCATGTTTGCGTAGTATTTCACTGCTTTCTCTCGGCATTTGTCAGGATTCGCCTTTTGGTATGTCGCCATTCGTTCCTGTTGCTTCTGGTATGCTTCAATTTTCCGTTGGTTCGATTCAATGTATTTGACTGCGTCTTCCAAATTGCTAAACATTATCCTTTATATATGTATAGATAATTCTTTTAAGTTCTTTGCTTAATTATCTATTTTATTCTGGGTTTTCTGGTTATTCTGTTTATTTTATTCTATTGCAAAATTATTCCCTTTTTCGAAATAGGGCAAAAAGGGCGTTTCTGTCGTTTTTTTCGTTTTTTTGGGTTAGTCAAAAATATTCTTGTTCTTACGAGGACTTTTTCAAAAAATGATAAAAAACGCACTAAACGCCCTAATCGCCCTTTTCCTTCCATATATGTAAAAGAGATTCAATTTAAGAAATAGTTATACTTTGTAATTACTAAAGTCAAAACGGGGGCGGTAGAATAGTAGGATGTAAGAACTATAATTACTATTTTAACAATTATAAGATTCAAAATATAAATCATTCTTTAGAATAAATTATATTTTATAATATATATAATGTCATCTGGAGGCGCAATACTCGACCCAAGAAGCGAATTAAGCATTTTAGAAAATCACGAATACGAAAAGGGACTCAAACAAATATTTAACCTACTTACGATTAGAGGTGAGTATCAGGTGATAGGTTCAGGCGCAATTGAAGAAATCAAATATGGAAGCGATTACGACTTACAAGAATTCGTAAAAGAAAGCGATTATCAAAAATCAACAAAACATTTGTTAGACTTGTTTAGAAAGAAGTTCGAAATGGCTTTACTAGATCGTGAGGTTTTTATACTGGATTTTAAATGCGGAGTCGATGACGAAGGCGATGCGATACGATGGAATAAAAAAACCATTAAGGCGGGACATCAAAAGGTGGATGGGCGCAAAATTACATTTCAAGAATGTCTCTTAATGAAATCAACGATTAAGATGGATATTACGGCACTTGTAGATGGTGTGTTTATTGAGTTCAGTGATAATTATTATTTGACCTTAAAAGATTTTAACACATTTACAGCAGTCGCCAAATCACACGAAGATATTTTATATTCGTTGCAACATGAAGCACTAACCAAGTATAATCACGGAGACTTTTGGAAGGCATCTAAACGAATATTTGCGTATATGAAATCTAAAGGCGGACACATTCCGCAGATAAAACAATTAGTCAATTATTTCAATACTGATACAGGGAGATTATCCAAAAATAGAAGCGAGTTGGATATAATCGCTTTAGTAGTCGATAATAAGTTTAGGAAACCCAAGAAAACAGATGTTGTAAGAAATCTACGAATTGTAGAGCAGGATGTAGCGAAGTTGCACGGATACAGACTAACCGATTTACACGCAAAGATAAACGCTATTTGTAAAATAGCCAATGTTGTCAAAATGAAGGAACCAATCGAAGAATTAAGCGCATACTTAAAGGCGGAAGTGAATAAGACAACTAAATTATTTCTAGACGCACACAATCAAATAACTAAATTAATATTGAATCCTTTTGAAATCAAGAAAATTAAAGGCGGATCTAAAAATAGCGGATTCGTTCAAAAAATGATTGCGTCAAAACAGGTTGATATTAGAAAGGTTAAAAATCCTTCTGCTTGGTTGGAAGAACACCACGGGACACATTTGGCGGAAAATATACAGATGTCGATAGAAGACAAAGACGCACCAGCAACAAAGAAAAAAGGGCGACCAGTGAAACACGCAACAGACGAAGAAAAATACAAGGCAAAACTATTATCGAATAAGTTGAAGAGACAAGAGAAGCGCCAGAAATCAAAGGCGGATGCAGAACCAGTAGAAGCAAAAAAAGACTCGGCGAAAAAACCAAGCACAGCAAAAAAAGACTCGGCGAAAAAACCAAGCACAGCAGAAGAATATAAAGTATCTCAAATTGTAGAAGAGTTGGACGATGAAAACACATTTCCTATTTTAGTATATCAAACTAAAGAGTTAAAACCTCTTACTCAAATGATAGAAAAACTTATTTCAAAACATGTTAAAATTGTTCCTGCTTTGTTATTTGTTGATAAAGTAAGTAAGGATTTACTTAATGAAATGTTTGTATACTGGTCTAAAAAAGAAGGCGTATTAAATGCGATTAAAAAAATTGATACTGGTATGCGGTCAATTGTGGAATATCTTGGTGGTGGCGAATTGCTCCCAAATATAGATGATGATAGAAGAGAAGACTATTTTAAAAACTTGAATGCAAAGAATGAAAAGGCTTTGTATAATGCTATAAAAAGATAAAAGGAAGAAATCAAGAGGAATAATATAAATAAAATATATTTATTATATAACTAATGAACTTTGAAAAAATCGGTGCGCCAATTGCGATTTTACAAAATAGTAAAGATCAAACAAAAACAAAAGTCTTATATGTGAATGCAGAGAAGGAGGATGTTGTTAATTACATTAAGGAATACAAAGCGCCGACAAAGGAGCAGACATTTCAGCAAATCCCGAACATCACTACAGAACGCCAAATATTATATGTTACGGGCGCTTCGGGTTCGGGCAAAAGTTATTTTACGAAAGCATTTACAGACCAATACAAAAAGATTTATCCAAAACGAGAGGTGTATTTGTTTTCTTCGATTAGCGACGACAGCAGTATTGATAAGGTGAAGAATTTGAAACGAATTAAATTAACGCCCGAGTTCCTAACGGAAGAGATTACGGCGCAAGATTTTAAGGACTCACTTGTTATTTTTGATGATACGGATTGTATTACAGATAAGAAAATGAAACTCAAAATTACTGGAATACTTAATAGCATTTTAGAGACAGGGCGACATTTTCAAGTGTCTTGCATCTATACATCACATGTAGCGTGTGATGGACGAGAAACCAAACGCATTCTAAATGAAGCACATTCAATTACGATATTTCCGCACGGCTTGGGTGGGCGCTCACTTAAATATTTGTTAGATTCATATTTAGGACTGGATAGAGACCAAGTAAAACGGATTAAAAAGTTGCAGTCTAGGTGGGTGTCGATTCTTAAAACATTTCCAATGATTGTATTAAGTGAAAAGGAAGCATTTGTTTTAAATGTCGAGGATTAGACTAACCAATATATAACACTAAATAATTTATAATAAAATACAATTCTATTATAAATCCAATCTTAAAATTGATAAAATAGTAATACTACTTCTTACATCCTACTATTCTACCATACCCATATTAACCTTTGACACTTCTTTAAGTATTTTAACAATATCAATTTAATAATATCTTAAAGGATGCCCTTGAGTTGTCGGCAGAGAGTATAACCCGTTTCCTGTATAATCCGTATCATCGTCGCTGTCGGGTTCTACACCTTGAAACACGAATTCTAATGGCGGAAGTTGGCTAAATCCAGATCTGCTACTCCTTGCACTACTTGCTAAACTTGGTGCAACCCTTCGAGACGAAGCGTTTGAACCGCTTGTATAAGAGTCGCCATCGTCGTCGCTTGCGATTGTAGAATTGTCGTCAAAATCTCCGCTATAAACAGAAGTAAAATCGTCGTCTTGTAAATATCCCTGTTCTCGTAATTGTAGCATTAACTCATATTCTTTCCTTGAATAATCACGACTTTCTACTCCAGAAGCAATATCTGCTTTGCGTCTTACTTCGGTTGTTTTACTTGGAATATTTACACTAGTAATATCTGCGGTGTATTGAGTCATTTGTATTTGTTCTAAAGTAGTTCTGGCTTCTCGGTTCGATGCTTCCCACAAATCGAGTAATCCATCAATTGCGGGCGGATGGTGTCCCTGTTCTAATAAACTCGTAAGCATTGTATTTAATGACTTCGCAAATCCAGATACTCCCCAGAGTCCGTATAGTTTATCTACTTCGTCCATTAACGCAACAATTTTAGGAATTCCAATAGCGGGCGATGCGGGTTTTCCTGTTGCTATAACTTCGTCCCGCATCGCTTTAATTAGATTAACAAGTTGCGATGATAAACCAACAATTTTACCGAGTGATGCGATTAGATAAGAAATTAATGCTTTTTCCTTGTGTTCGTCTCCTATATCTTCACTTTCTGTGCCTTCATCGCCTTCTGCTCGTAATTCCCCGTAAGCCAATGATGCGTTTTCTATACCGAAATCGCCTTCTGCAACTTCTGCGCCTTCTGCAACTTCTGCGCCTTCTGCTCGTAATGCCCCGTAAGCCAATGTATCGACAAATGCCGTAGCAGTAGAAATGGTTGTTTTTTGTAATTCTAAATTAGCAATTATAGATTTATAAACATTTTTTATACTATCTAACACTTTGCCTGACCTATTTACTCGTTGCTCTTCGGTTTCTTGTCCTTTAATTGCCCGTTTCATTACTCGCTTTTTAGCATCGTTTTCCATCTGTAAAGAAGCAAATTGATAAGTTGGAATCATATTATATATATTCGTATATAATAAAATATATCTTTGTAATTTACGCTTAATATAACCCGTGCGCTTTTACATATTTTGATGCATCAATCATTTTTAATCCTTTTTCCTTCATCACCTGTTTCACAATTACTGCTCTTGCTTGCCGACCATCCACCTTACCACCACACGCAATAACTTTCTTACCGCCAGCTTTAGGTTTGCGACCTGTTCCCCTGACACCCGTATTTTTCTCGCTTAATGCGTGTCGGGCAACTGACCTACCTACAGCACCCGAAACTTGAGGCGGAATGCCGAACTCTGCACCGACTGCTTCAAACGCAACGGGGATCAGTTCTCGCCCAAGTTCGACACCAATTGTTTTCGCAACAGGGGCGACCTTATTAGCAATAAAAGGAACATATTTATCAGTTACGAAATCACCCACAGCGTGATTACTAGATTTCAATGCTTTCTTAAGGTTGAATTTTCCACCCGAACCAGACCCCCTAACAGAAGTAGCAGAAGGATACACATTACCACCAGACGACCCGCCAGAGTGTCCTTTACCCCGTAAATCGTCATCGCTTAATATCATTGACACTTTACCACCTTTTGGTTTGCGACCTTTACCACGAGGTTTGCGCCCGTATCCCGTTGTTTGATGCCCGAAACTTTCAGCGTAAGAAGGAGGGGCGTATGAATGAGATGTAGATTGATGCCCGAAACTTTCAGCGTAAGATGGAGGAGGGGCGCCCGAGTCGCCACTTAAAGCAGAACGGATTGCTTCCTTTAACATTTCCTTTGCGAGTTTGACACCTTCTTCCTTTGCTACTTTCCCGAGAGGTTTAAGCACTTCTTCGTAAGTAAATTTAGCAGCAGGAGCAACAGCGTGCCCTACTTTCTTAAGTGTTTTACCGACTGAAAATTTACCAGCGGAAGGCGTCGCCATTGTTGCAAAATGATTGTAAGGCGTATTACGATTATTAGATCCAGATTGTAAAAATCGCCTATCTCTGTCTTCAATCCCAAATGCGCCACCTACAAGCATTCTATCGCCGAAATGGTCGGGTTGTATATTTGTTGCTACATACTGCGGTTGCATATCAACATATTCGCTCATCTGTCTTAATCTTTCGACAACATCACGATTCGAAGGAATATCAAAAGTCAAATTATACGCCATTTATAATATATATACACAAATAAATAAATATATATTATTAATTAATTCGCCCTTATTCGCTTTCTTGAGATACGAATATTAGAAATCTACTGGTTGCGTTTGTAATAGTATTAACAAGAATGTCTAAAGTTCCAGCACCAGCATTGTAATTTTGATAGCCGCAGAGTTGGAGGTCGGGGTTCGCCGTTGCCGCCGCAATCATGGCGACTTGAACGACAGGAAGAGTAATACCAAAATCAGCGGGGTCTTGTATTCCCGTAACTGGAACTATTTTCGTATTTACCGACAGAGGAATAGCGTTAGTGTCCCATACTTGCACGAAAAACGGCGGAGGCGCAGGAAGCGGATAATGATACTGATTCGTTAGTAAATCTTTGACAGACATTTTATATATACAGCTATTAAAAAATTCCAGCATTTATAAAAAATAAAGTATAGTGCAAACAACATTTGGGCGATTGTTCGCAACAAGTCCGCCCCACTCGAAAAACCAACTCATATTACCCGTAGTAGAAGAGTAGTCAATGTCTGCTAAATGTATAGAACTAGCAGCAGGATAAAGACTTACTGATGATGCTAAAAATTGACAATTGAATAATATAATATTAGCAGTTAAAGGAATATCCATCGCTTGAAACACTTGAAGTGTCCCAGCACCTATTGTTAATTCGGTTGAACTATTTACAAATACTTTACTTAACAGGGTTGAAACTTCTTGTCCCGTTGGAATAAAATACGGATAAAATGGAGATGATGGTTCGCAAATTTGTAAATCCTTGAGAGACATTATATAAAGATGCGGATATTAAAATTGCCTAAAGAGCGATAATATGCCCGTGATCGCCACCAAAATAAATGCGTTTATTTAAACCAATCGAACATGGAGACGAATAACCGCCAAGTAATACTTGAAACGCCCAATTAATAACAAACCCAGTTGAACCATTATCCGTAACGCAAACAGCAAGGGCGTAATCACCAGTAGTGTAAAGGGTTCCATCTAAACCGATAGTAATAGCAGTTAAAGCGGCAGGCGCAAGAGCAGGATTAATATTATACAACCACTGCAAAGACCCAGAATTTCCATTATCCTTAACACACAGCATTTGAGTTGTCGAGACCAAAAACAAGCGCCCAGTGCTTCCTATAGAGATAGTCCTAGCAGGAATAGTTGTAGTATTTAGAGTCCATTTAAGAGTAGAAGTAGTTTGGTCGTCTTGTACCGCATATACATTCGTTCCCGCAAATGTATAAATAATTCCATTTGTTCCAATAGATGGCGGAGATAAACCAGCGCCTATAACACGAGTCCATTTTAAGACCCCATCGCTTGTGATTGCGTATAATGTATTATTAGCAGTTGCGTAAATAGTTAGACCATTAAAAGAAACTGCTAAAGTAGTAACAAACAGAGGAAGTGTATAAGTCCATTTATACTCGCCGTCACCACTAACAGCGTAAATATGTCCGCTTGAACCAGAAACATATATAGTTGGAGTTCCAGCTTCATCGTAATAAACAAGAGGAGATAATGGATCTACTAAAGGTTGCAAAGAAACAGACCACATTGTCGATGGAGTCGCCGTATTAATTCCAGAAATAGCACGGAGTGTGTCAGTTCCAACCGCATACAATATATTATTAGTTCCAATTGTAGGGCAGGTTAAATTAGCATATCCCGTATTTTGAGTCCAGAGAGGGGTTGCCGTTGCGCCATTATCTGTTAAACAAATCAGCGCCCCATTATCTTCCGCAAAATATAATAACCCAGTTTCACCGATTACAAGTGAGTTGTCGTTGAAACTCTGTCCCACAGGAGCGAGATAATCCAACTTAATAACTGGCGGATTTGGCAGTATAGGAGTTCCTAAAATAACCGATTGTCTTGTATTTTTACTATTAGCATTTCCAAAAGACCAAAGACCAATTTGAGGCAGAGGATACGCAACAATATTAATGCCCCAATTCGTGATATTAGCAGCACCACTATTATAAGTTGTAACTGAAATGCGATTAGCAGTAGATCCGTAATCCCAGCAGACCATTCCAAATGGCGCTACATTGTCGTAATTGAAAGCATCGTTTAAATGAAGTGTTACTACAATATGGCTTAATGAAGTATTAATATCCAAGAATTCGAATATGGTTTTTTGTAAATATTGTCCCGCAGTCATTACAGGATTTCCACCCGATGCCGTAAGCGTTCGTATAGCAGACTTAAATAATTGTTCGCCGTATGGAGGCAGAGCAGGAGGAACGAACGGCAAAGTAATAAAATTGATAGGATACGATACAGGTTCGAAGTATAATCCATCGATTGACATTTATATAAATAACATACATTATTATTTATATAATTTGTAATTTTGACTAAATGTAAATGCTTATAGGTATTTGTGAAGTCTAGAGGGCATCTTGTGATGTGCGCCACCAGACACACCCGACGCCATTAGTCCAGCATCAGGGCGAATGCCCGTAACCAAATGTTTTGAAGACACCATCGGCATTCGTTTAACAGCAGACGCCATCGAGTGCGCCATTTTTCCACCAATCATACGACGATACACCGCCTGCTCTACAGGGCGAGTGTCTCGCTTTTCTTTAGCGTCCAACACCATCTGTTTAGTCAAGAGACCAGTGTAGATATTGGAAGAACCGCTAATAGTAGTAAAGACACCAGAGTTGCAACACACCACAACAATCTCGGGTTGAAATGTAACATTAGTGTTATTTCGAAGAGTGATGTTGAACTGAAACAAATACTGCCCGATAGAACCAGAACTCAAGTAATCAGCAAGTGAGAGATTCTGTGTAGGAGACAAGATAAGGATAGAACCAGTTGTAGCGACAAGCGTTCCTGTTCCAGTTCCAGCGACAGATGTAGATGTAGCAAGACCAGAAAACTCAACCCAAGACTGAGTAGAACCATTTGCAACTGAAATGCGCCACAAGTCGTTAGGAGTAGCAGAAGCCAAGAGACCCGAAGCGTTGTTAAAATTACACGAAATCTGGTTAATCTGTAAGAATGAAGCAGAATCCTTAATAGTCTGTTGAGACATTGGAATTCTTGCGTAAATCATGAAGTAATCGGGAATTTGATTTAACTGAATGTTTTGACTCGATATAGTAGCGGTAGCGTCAGGAACCAAAGCGGGGTTATTAGTCGAGAGAGACAAATAACGGGGAAACTCTTGGTAAGGCAACACATTACGCACAGGGATTAAGTCGCTTGGTTGAGTCGAAAGGAAGTTAAACAACAATCTCGTTCCAACGAAGGGTTGAACGGCGGCAGCAGGAGTAGCACCCGTAACCGCAGGGCATCCTAAAGAAGGAACAACCACCCAGTTATTAGCAGTAGAAAAAGCACGCTTACAAGTTGAATCGATATTCATTACAAAATTCATTGTATTAATTCCAGAAAATCCTTGCATATTGTAGCACGGGTCGCCGAAGATAATAGGAGATAAGAACAGGGGTTCAGTCAAAAGAGCAGTTACACACACCACCCAACGCTCACCCGCAGAACCGATGGCAATGGAAGACTGATCTACATAGTTGGCACCACCCGCAGTCGTATATCTGTAGAGTCTCACTTCAGCAGGAAAAGCACCACGAGGCACTTGGTCTACATCGTAAGACGAAATTGAGTAATTGCCTAAAGGGTTGTTATTAGCACCCACACCATCAGCATATGATAAATAAGCTTGGTCGGGCAATGCGGGGGTCATTCCGTTAAAACGGAACAACTCACGAGAATCATTAAGACGCAGCAACGGGTCAATAACATCTTGTAAATTGACAGACACATTGCAGTTGTTAATAGTTGAGGTCAAAGTAGTCATTAATTTTGCTAAAGGAAACGCTTGGAAAGCGTCAGTACTTCCGTAGTCAAAAGCAGACTGCCCCGCAGTCACACCAGAAATAGCGAATGACATTGACAGCGTAGATTGAAGTAAAATCTCACGATTGATTACAATTGACTCACTAGGAATTTGACAATTGAAAACCATATTTGAGGCGGTCGCAGTAATTGCTTGGTATTGTTGGTAGGTCACATTAGATCCGCCAGATTGAACGGCGTAAGCGAGTTCGTCAGTAATTCCAAGTCGAGAGTCTCTAATGAGGATAGTTCTAAAATCGGCAGACATTATATAGATAAGTAAATATAAAAAAATAATTCAAAATGTTTATATTTAATTTACAAAATCCCTAAATTAATGCGAAATCGTCCCTTTTTTGGTAAAGAGGCATTTGATGGAACAAGCGCCACCACTATTTAACTGCATTGGATAAAATTGTCCCAGCTTACTCTTCCAAAATACATTTATATCGATTTGACTGATTGGTTGATTGCCGTATAGATCTATTAGTCTTAATTGAGTCGGCGTATAAATAATATTTGGTTTGTATTGTCCGCCATCAGCGACAAAATCAGTAATAATTTGAGCGAAATTAGCATTGTTGCCGTCATTAGCATACACGATGCCCCCATCAGCAAAAATAAGAGGCGCCGACAACTGATTTGGAACGATAGGAAGGGTTGCCGATGTAAAAACAATACTTGATACAGGAGTCCAAGACGAAATAGTCGAATATTCTTGGAAAATAGTTGTTGCTATATATTGTGAAGCAGGAGGGGCAGATGTAGGCAGACTTATTGTTTGAGTTCCGTTAAAATTGCCTATAGTCAGCAAAAAGTTTCGTCCAAGAGTAACACCTTGAGCGCCGAAATTCTTGGCTACAAAAGAAGGCATCAAATTTGCTAAAGGAGAATTAAAAAATATCTTGATTGGTACTGGAACTATTCCTAGAGGGTAGTTGTCGTAGTAAGCGGATTCAGCATACACACCAGCACATGAGTTGTCAGTATTCCAAATAATAACTGGAGCATTAGCAGTCGCAATCGGCGCCCCGACTAATGCCTGAAGTGCAACAAACGCAAGGTCAAACGCCGACTGAATCAAAAAAGTAAAATAAGTATAATTAAAGCAGTAGTAATATCCTGTGCTATTGTCCTGTAGTTTGTTAAATGTCGCATTGGGAGGAGCGGGTAGTTCTGCAAAGGCATTCTGTGGAACCCAAGTAATAGGTTGTTGGATTGTAAATGCGCCATATTCTAAAGTAATAGAGTAAATAGTTAGGTCAATATTGGCTTGATTCGGCACTATTTCAGGTATAAACAAAGGCAGAGTATTAGTATCGACTTG